TCCGCTCCTCTCGCTGGCCTTGTGCCGTTGCGCGGGGGCTGGAGCCAAATTCGTATTTCACCTTGTCCAGGCTCGTATCCCATTGCAGCGTCTTGGCCTGGCTCAGCTTGTCGTCACGGGTGAGCGTTTTGCCCGGGGCGAGACCCTCGTAGCTGGTGGCATTGCCGAGGTGCGCAGTGCCAGAGTCCACCTCATCCGCCCCGGTTTGCTCCAGGGTGAGGATTTCATCCAGCCACGCTTGAACCTGCGCCACGCTGGGGGGATCCACGGAGGCGACGGAGTTCATCTGCGTGGACAGATGCACCATGGCCTCGTCACTGGCTGGCAGGTCGAGATAGACGCGCAGCAGGGAGCGATCCTGCACCGTGCGCGTGTTGTTCGGCCCCCACAGGGCATTCAGGTTGGGGAGTGCCATATCAAGACGCAGAGCGGAGGCAGCCCAGCCAGTGTCGCTGAACAGGTTCAAGGCAGCCGCTCACCTGTCTTGCGGCGCGTGCAGCCGCATCGTCGGTCTCGCTCTGCTCCCAGAGCATCCTGAGGGCTTGCAGTGCTGCGGGCTTGGAGCGCTGCTCAGTCGCGACGGTCAGTGCCAGTGCCAGGCGCAGGGTTGGGGGGAGGGCCATACACGTCAGATGCTGCCTCAGTTTTCCCGGCCAGTGGATCGCGTGCATTCGGGGGATCGTGACAGTTTGTGAAGGGGAGGGGTGCAGGGGTGGTAGATCGTCGTTACAGTGTGGGCATGGGGAGGCGATCACGCCTCTCACGGGGTTCAACCCCTGGCCCGCCCAGAGCCTGCCAAGTTGTCGGCAATCTGGGCACACAATTCCACCGCGTCAACAACAGCGACTCGCACAATCAACGGCCGCCAGCTTTACGCCATCTCCATTATCAACGGTTGCGGCAAGCTCCTTTGGGGCCTGGAAACATGGCACACAAACGAAAGCGACGCCCTGGACTATGGCCATCGAATGGCGGCCTATCACCATGCAGATGAACCGGCTGGATCTATCCGCGTTTCCGCCAAACTCGCCTGACCCACTCCACCTTACCAAGCACCATCAACCCACTCGCACAGCACGCCAATGTTTCTTCAATCTTCATTGCCCACCAGCGAAGGCATTGCCGCGTGGGCGGCTGCAGCCGGTGAGGCCGGCGCGATTATGCCAGGACGCGTCGCGGAAGTTCTTTCCCGTAACTGGGAAGAACATGGCATAAAGTTAGTCGATGACGTCGATGATTTGTTCGACGCATTTGACATTCTTGAGGCTGTGGCCGCTGCCGCCCGCTCTATCTACCGGAACAACGAAGGTCGATTCATGCCCCGAGGCATGGAGGTCGGGATTCGCCCAGACGGGACGGTCAGCCTCGTTTGGCAGTCCGATAGCCACACGACAACACTTTTTATTGGAAGTGGTGGCTGGTCTACAGCGGACCTGCCAACCCACGGCGCGGTTCACTGGGAGCCGGACATGAGCACTTCAATGCTCATTATTGAGGGCGAAGAGCTTGAGGAGTCTCCCCGTGTCTTGGCAGCTGTGACTGCCAGCCCAACCCTGCAAGCCCAGGGCTGGCAATAACCCTTGCCTTGCTCCACTCCACCCCCTCACCAAGCCTCGCAAACCCTTCACCCCAACCCCCATGGCCAAGCTTGAATTTTTGTCCGCTACAGACTTTGAAACGGGCGAACCAATTTTCTTGAGCGTTTCATCAATAACGTCTATCCATCAGCAGCCAGCAAGCCACGAACGCCCGCGTCGTACCGTGATTCTATTAGGGCAGTCTCGTTACCTGGTCAGGGAAGAGGCTCGCGCCCTTGCCCTGGCAAGCGGTCGCGGGTTCTTGGGGCCTGAAGACTGAACCCGCCCTACCCCGCCAAACCTCACAAACCCACTTGCACAGCACACCATGAGCTACTACGAAAATCAACAGGCTACGTCCGTTTATAGAAACTGCGAAAGAATCTCCCTCAAAGACGCCACCCCAAATTGGCAACAACAGCATCCTCTCGCAGGATATGCAGAATTCATCTTCCAACCTGGCGGGTGGGTTGGCGGACATGGAAACCTCAACGAGCCTTGTAGATGGCAAGAGCCTTATTGGCTTGTTGTGCCGTATCAAAGCTTGGTCAGGCAAAAGCCAGTGTTCGGCCTCAAAGCTGAGCCTGGTGGCAGCGTCTTTGCCCCTGGCGAAGGGTTTCTCCTGGCAGGTCCCAGCAATCAGTGAGCACCCCCGCCAAGCCTCACAAACCTTTCACACCAATCCCCATGACCGCAACACCCAAAAAAGAAATCAAAGCCCACATCACCATCTCCAGGCCGCAATGCGGTGACGGACGGGAGTGCATCACCATGAAAATAACAGATGCAACTTCAAGAATCGTCCTCGCCGACCTTGAGCTGACTTTTGCGCAATTCGCAGAAGCCATAACAGGAGCGCTCGTGAGCGATGTAAGCGGCGTCACCTGCGCGGCCGATGATCGCATTGGCAAGAAGAAAACTTTCACCCCAAAAAAGATCGTTGCTCCCCCAGACTTGCCATACGGCAAAGAAAAGGAGTGGCTAGAGGAGAACTATCCAGAAAAGCCCCAGCCAATCTATTTCAGCAACTCACAAGGATCAGTGCGCAGATGCACAGATGGCATAGTCATTAGATACAGCACAATCACTTGGGAATGATTGTGGTGGCGCCTAGCTACAATAAAACAGCCCGCCTACGCAAGGCGGGCAAGCTGCCCCCTGTAGTGCGCCTCAGGTGCGACACATGCCCACGGAACCACCTGGGCAAGCACGGTGGCATCTGCCCGCGATGTTGGGAGAAGGCAACAGAAGAGGGGAGAAAGGCGCGTCGGGATAGAGTAGCTAAATCCAGGCACAACAAAAAACAGCAATCCCAAAACAAGCCATGAAAACAACGCCCAAGGAATCGCCGGAAGTGATTGAAGCACGGCAAAGAGTTGAAGGTTTCAGGTCTCAAATTGAATCAGCAAGGGAAGAATTAGAACGGCTTCGCGATGCCCACTGCCAAGCACAAAAAGAGCTTTCAGAGGCGCTCCTTAAGGCCGATGAGCATTTGCCGCAGGCAACGCTTTGCGAAACCGGCTGGTCTGGCGGCGGGAGTGTTGGGCAGGTTGTCATTTTGCGCCAAACACCAACAGGCCAACTTGTTTGCCGTCCTGTGGGATCCACCGTTAAAGCAGAGATTCGGTTTAAGATTTCCCCGTATGCGTATGAAGACAGGTTTTGCAGCACCGAAAAACGAAGCTATAGAGGTAGTCACAGATACCTTACTAAGGTACCAGAAGAATATATCAAAGCCGCAAGGAAGCAAAACACCTAACCATTTTCCTGGCCTCACGAAAATGGTCTCACCCCACCGGCTGCGGCGCTTCCTTGATGTCTGGGTAGCGCCGCTTTTCACTGGTTGAGGGCTTGAGCACGGCATCCTCCAGCACCTTGGAGGCCCGCTCAAAGGGCCACTTCTTGGATTCGGCGAATTGATCTGTTATATTCTTCCTGGCATTTTCCCAGTAATCATCGCGCAACAAAACAGCGCGTAACTTTGGATCTGATTCTTCTACGGCATCAGTAGAGACCGGGGAGATGCTGCATCTACAGCGAGGGTGCAAGGTGCCCACCATCTGATCCAGGCGATAGATCCGGCCATGGCGTGAGGCGCACACGGGACATGTCCGCTCATCCTTCGTCGCGATCCACCGGCCATAGGCGAACCCATTCCGCGCCGCTGAGGCCTTCTGCGCGTCTACATAGGCATTCGCGACCTCAGACCGTGCGATCAGCTCCGCCCGTTGCTTGAGCCCCATGATGTTGTTCAACCCCTGCGGATCCTTGGCGCCCAGCAGAGCGGTCCTGATCTGCTGCTCCAGCTTGCGAGGCCCGACACCCTGGCCGATGCCATCGGTGACGATGCGGGTCACATTGTCCCTGAAGCTCTCCACCTCCCCCCGGATGTAGGCGGTTGCGGTGGCGGCGGCAGCTTTGATCGCCTCCTTGGATGCCCCCACGAACACGCCCCTGGGGTCAGGCAGGGATGGATCCGCCTCCCGTGCCAACTGCTGGCCAAGGTCGCCCCCCAGGGTCACAGCCTCCTCGAAGGAGGTTCTCAGCGCCCGCTCAATGGCCCGGAGCTGCGAATCTGGCAGGAAGCCCTGGGAGAGCTTGATCAGCTCGGCGAACTTGGCAGAGCCGTCTTGGATCGAGTAGGAGCCAGGGCGGCGGGTGACGCCATCGGCGCTCTGTTGGTTGGGGAGAGAGGGGTCAACGTATTGGCCGTAGTAGCGCCTGAGGTTCCTGAGCAGAGCCGTGAGCGACCGCTGCAGCGCTGCGGTGGTGTTGACCACGGCGCGGGCTTCGATCGCTTTGAGGGCGCCTGCGTAGTCGTCGGCGAGCTGGAGTTCGGAGGGCATGGGTTGGCCGCGGCAAAACCTGTTTTCCCGTCACCGACCAAACATCTTCTTGACCTTGCCAATGCGACGAGCGATCGGAGCTAAAATGCGATCTTTTAGCGTTTTCTTGCCAGCCCGCTCGTTAGCCCGCTTGGCCAAAAGCCTTTCAGTTGTGCGCTTGTAACTCGCCTGTGCGGATTGACGCTTGCTTTTCGCCAACGGCGAAGACTTTGGACTGAATCCTCTAGGGCTGTCAACTGTGCCCTTGGGTTTTGATAGTTGCTTGGAGGCTGGAGCTTTACTGGCCTTAGATACACCTGTCTTGGCTTGAGCAAGTTTCCTTCGGTCGGCAACTAGTTTAGCCGTAACCTCGCCGCGCTTTCCCTTGGCACTTGCTTGTATAAATTGACGCTTGCTTTTCGCCAACGGCGAAGACTTTGGACTGAATCCTCTAGGGCTGTCAACTGTGCCCTTGGGTTTTGATAGTTGCTTGGAGGCTGGAGCTTTGGCGCTTCTCCCGCCGGAAGACGAGGCGAAGCGCCCGTTACCGTCCCTTGTGTAGGTGCGTTTGCCGCCTTTGGCCATGAGAAGTTTTTGCTACTGACTGAGTTTTCCCGTCACACCAACGGCAGGCCCTGCGCATCGGTGTCGTCTTGCTGGTCCGGGTCCGTTTCATCTGGCAGCGGCGGGTTCAGCAACGCCTCCCGCTTGGCATCCTCCTCGGCCAGCGCCTTGGCCTCATCCTCAGCCGACACACCAGGCCGCAACATGCCCCGCTTGGCCGCCAGGTGGGTCACGGTCTCACGCATCAGCAGGCCCTTGTCAAACAGCGTGCTCGCAAGCTGCAGCAGTGGATCGTCCACCGGCCTGTCCGTCAGCCCCTGGAGCATGTCCAGCCCCGCGCCAACCTCAACCACCTCCCCGGTGAACTGCCCCCACAGCCTGAAGAGCGTCTCAAACGCGGATGACATGCTTTCAGCAGAGGACGTGATCGTCGCCTGAAGCTGAGCGCTATCCAGTAGTGCTTCCGTGGCCGTGCGGCCGCCAGAGCCCTCGCCCATAAAGGCCAGGGTCGATTTGTCGATCAGCTTTTCGATGCCCTCCATGTGCTTCAGATGCTGCTCAAGGCTGCTACCGCTTGGCTCAGCAAACCCTATCGCTGAATTTTCGGCAATCAAATGCACCCAACTATTTGGCCCCAAAACCAACGGCATATCCCTTGGCCGGCCAGCATCACGAATCCAAGTCACTGGCAACGCGCATTTATTCAGCAGCTCCTTAAGTGAGCTGTACGATCTAAACCAATCAAGCGACAAATTAGCAAGGCTCAGCATAGGAATATCACCCTCTCCGAAGCTGTCACCCGTGGGGCTGTACCAGCAGACGGGGGGATAATCCAAGGGTTGATTGCCAGAACCAAGGAATTGGCCAGAATCCACCTCCGCAACACTAAAGCCGTCCTTCCCCCCTGTGCCCCGGATCTCCAGCAACTGCCATTCCCCGCCCTCCATCACCCTGTAGCGAGGTTCGAGCTTGACGCCATATTTCCCACTCTTGACCCGATGCCACTCCAGAATGGTCACCCGAACCGGAACCATCCGGCCGCCAATCTCCTCCTCCTCCCAGTTCAACACATTCCTGCGCTCTGCCATCGTCAGCACGGGACGCCTGCCTGCAGCCCTCTCATCGGAGCGAGATGAAGGCTTGCCGCCTGGCATATCTGCCATCAACACGCAACCGCCGTGCCTGAATCCCAGGCAGTTGGCCATCATGCCCCATTTTTTTAAGCTATTCCCTTTGCCGTCGATATTCTGCGCTGCGCTTACCAGGCTTTCGGGAGCCTTTCGCAGCTCGTAGCGGCTGAGAATTCCAGAAAACGCAATGATGCCATCGCGGTAGAAACTAGGGTAGCTAGATCTCCGCACGCGGTTTTTGTAGGCCGCGACAGGCTCGCCAGGCTCCTTGGGAAGATGCTCCTTTTTTGCTTCTCCTTTCAGCTGCTCCCAGCAGTCATCAACAAGGTCTAGGTCGCTGAGGTTTTCGGCCAGTGTTGGGTGAACGAATGAAGGCAGTTCGCCGTTATCGGTCGGGTGGTTGATCTTCTGAATCGCCTTCACCTGCACTGCCTATATCTGCTGCTGGAGTTTTCCCGCCTTGCTCGGGAGCATCAAAAAAGCCCAGTTGCTTCGCCGCGTCGAGGATCTGCTTTGAGCTGGTGACGCGGGGCTGCTGTGGCGCGGCAACCGGGAGCCCCATGAGGATCCGCCGCACGCGCCGCACAAACTGACCATGGGGCATGG